GACTCGTGGGTGTAACCGGCCTGCACCAGGGCGAGGAGCGCCTGAGCCCGCACCAGGGCGGCCTGGCCGCGCTCCATCTCGCCGTCCTGCAGCGCCGCGATATCCGACGTGTCGAACCACAACCGGTTCCCCGCCGGCACATCCAGCAGCTGCTCCAGAGCACCGCACACCGACCGCCACTGCGGCCGCGCCCACAAGTTCGCGAACTTCGTCATGCTCTCTTCGAAGCCCCGGCCGGCCCCGCGCAGGGGTTCGAGGCCGACCAGGACCCCCGGAACGCCGCACGCAGCCAGGATCCGTTCAGTCCCGGCCGCGGAGACGTTCGAGAAATCCATCTGCACCAGGCTGTTGCCGATCACCGTCGCGTCAGCGCCCTGATCCAGGACCAGCGTCTTATACGCATTATTCGCGGAACCGTACCGGGCGTGCATCCGCTCACGGATCGAGTCCACCGTGCCCGGCTGCAGCTTCTGGCTGTACTTGATCAGCAGATTCGGGCTGGCCGAATTCTGCAGGTACCGCACCTTGTGCTGCACCAGGCCGTCATCACCCAGCACATCCCGGTACACCGGCGTCAACGGCGCCATCCCCCGGAAATCAGCCTGCGGGTCAGGGATAGGCGCCCAGTGCACGCACTCCCCGGCCGGCACCATGAACCCCTGCCCCTGGTCCAGCTGCGTCTTCGGCGGCTCCCACCAGTACCCCAGCGGCCGCCGGTAATAGCCGCCCCCGCCCACCTGCACCCGCTCCGAAACTATGGTCGTCCAGTCCGGGCGCAGGCGCACCAGCCTGTCCTCACCCGGCGCATCCCAGATATACGCGTTCCCCGCCAGGAACACGTCCTGCTCCATCCGCGCCAGCAGATGCGCCGCCGTCGTATTCGGCCCGAACGGCACCTCAAGCTTCGCCAGCGTCATGTTCCCGAACAGGTGCTTATCGTCCTTCGCCTGATACTGGAACGTCGCCTCCGAGAACAGCGACATCCGGGCCAGCGACGCACCGAACACCACCGCATTCGACGCGTTCGTATTCTGCGCCCACGCCGTCAGCTGCGGCAGCACCGCCTCCCGGTCCGCCGACGAGTAACTGCTGGTCAGGACGGCAGCGCCGCTAGCCTGGCCCTCCCAGTAGCCGTCACGGCGGATCAGCCGGTCCAGGAGCCTCACGCCGGCACCCACCGGCCGTCGCGGATGAACCCGTGGTCACCGCACTCGCACAGCAGCGACGGCGAGAGCGTCAGCGGATCCCAGGATTCAACCGTCCAGAACGGGCCGCTGAAGTACGCACTGGCGGCCGGGGTATCGAAAGTAATCGCGCCCTCGCAGTAACCGCCCTGCGTGCCAGGATTGACGCCGGGCAGCTTGTGACGGACGAGCCCGGTCACCCGCGCAGGCAGCTGGTCAGCCATATCACGGTACTGCGGGTTAAGGTCCAGGTCGGGATCCCAGTCAGCGAACCTGATGCTGTGCCCGTCGCCGAGGTCGATCTCTGTGTTCACGACGCCCGCGCCCGCTCGAGGACATCATGCAGCGTCGGCACCTGGTGCACCGGGGGCGCCTGGACGCCGCGGCCGTCATCCCGCAGCAGCGCGTACACGCCGACCGCCACCGAATCCGCGACGATACCCAGGCCCAGCGCCCACGTCCCGATCAGCGCCGCACCGCCCAGCACCCCGGCCAGCGACACGAGCAGCAGCACCACCGACAGCCGCACGATCGCCTCCTCAGATAGCCCAGACACCAGGTGCTGACAGCTCGAGCCAGCGGCGGAACGCCCAGCATGCCAGGGTTGCCGCGACGAGCGGCGACTGGTCGACCGTGACGCGCCGCTCCCACGCCTGGGCACCCGCCAGGGCTCGCTGCTGCGCCGCCTGCACCGCCGCCGTCAGCGGCGGCTGGCTCAGATGCGCCAGCTGCCCGTCGTTCACCAGGTCGAGGAACTCGCCGTGCGCCGTGGCGACGTCCCCGGTCTTCGGCTCCGTGACCAGGATCCCCGCCTCGGCCAGCGGCTTCAGCAACGTCACCGACTGGCTCCTGGCGTCGACCACGACGGCCACCGGGTCATGCTTCTCCCACAGCGACTGGAGGCGGCCCACCGCGCCCCGCGGGTGCTCATACCAGACCAGGTCCACCAGGACCCGCGTCCCGTCCACCTCACGCCCGGCCGCCACGATCGCCGCCTTCTTACGGTCCTCGCTGATCTCGCACGCGAACGCGACCTCGCCGCTCACAGCCGGGCCCCGGGCGCCGCGCAGGCGTCCCACGCATCCGCCGAGATCGTCTCCCACGAGCCGCCGTCAACCGGGTAATCACCGATCGACAGCCGCTCACGGGCGAACGCCTCGGGACCTAGCGCGGCCCGTTCACGCTCGATGTAATCAGCCGTGATACGGCCCGTATGCATCCCCGGGTTCGCCCGCGCCCACTCCGCAGGGTCCGCCGGGTCGTAGCCGTTCTCGTCAACGGACCACTCCAGGAACGCCAGCGACCCGTCACCGCCCGCCAGGCCACGCCGCCGCACCCGGCCCAGCTGCACCGACCCCGGATTACCAGCCGTCGACGTGTACCACACCTGCGGATCCGGCCTCGCCGTCAACGTCGGCAACAGGGCCGCCATCTCCTGGTCACCGAGCTCATACGCCTCGTCGAGAATGACCAAGTCGGATGTGAACCCGCGGCCCGACCCGCTCGAGCGGGCCACGAAACGCAGCCGCTTCCCGTCCTTCAGCTCAATCGCCTCAGCACCCGCCGCCGTCCGGATCCGCGACACCCGCGACTCAAAATCCGGATGCCCCTCGATCACCGACCGGATCCGCAGAAACGCCTCAGCCGCCGTCTTGAACTGATGCGCCGAATGCAAGATCAGCCGCACATCAGGAAACAGGAACAGCGCCGCCAGCTCCAGCGCCTCCAAGACGGTCCCCTTGCCGTTCTGCCGGGCGACGATCAGGCACGTCTCGAAAGCCGCCCACCGGCTCCCACGGCGCCGCAGCCCAGCCTCCAGCACGAACTGCTGCCACGGATCCAGCTCGAGGCCGGCATGCGCGGCGAGCTTCACCGCGTTGCGGCCCGACTCGTCCCGGTCGGACGGCGGCAGCCAGCACAGCCGCGGCTCCTGGTCACCCAGCAGCGGCACGCCGCGCGGCGAGCTCATCAGCGCGGAGGGCATCGACAGCCGTCCTTTCCGGCCTGGCGTCCTTCGCGGCGGCCCGCAGGTCGTCTAGGAGGAGCCGGAGTTGCGCGGCGGCCGCCGCAGCGGCCACCGCGCCCCGGGCCGAGTCGATCTGCCTGGCCAGCGCCACCGCAAGCGCCGCCGAGCCGTCCGACTGGACCGAGCACTTCAGGGCACGCAGCTCAGCGCGCACGGCACGCTCAACCGGCCCGGAAGCCGTCACGGACAGTCACCCCCGGGGTGGTCACGGAGCGTCACGGAAACCGGGGTGGTCACCCTCCGTGAAGCCCTAGTTTGGCCTGTAAAAATGTTTTTGGCTGCGGGCGGGTCATGGGGCCAGGCGTGCGCGCTGGGCGACTCGAGCCAGCGCGTTTCCGCAGGTCAGCGCCACGCGGCCTGCCATGGTCGGCCAGGCGGCGCGGGCGGCCGCCGAGGGCCGATGTCGCTGTGCGTGTCCGCCACTGCTGGCAGGCACGGAACGTGACCGCGAATCTGGTGACTGTCCGTAGCATTACGGCCGGGGCATTATGTCCGCGGCTCACCATGGCCGTGCGGTTTGCCAGGCCCGGGCCGGGCGGCGTGCCCGGTTGCCGCGGATCGCGCCCTCTTGCCGGTTGTGGTAGCGGCAGGACAGGCCGGGCAGGTAGCCGGTGCGGGTGGCGTTATGCGGCAGGTCGAGCCAGCGGCGGGCGAGCTCGCGGGGCCAGGTGAGCGGTTCGCCGCCGTGGGCGCACAGGTCGCCGGGCCGGTAGGCGGCGAGGCGGCGTTCCCGTTCGGCCTGGTGCTGGCTGCCGTAGCCGCGCTGGGCGGTGGTGCCATGGCGTGCCCACCGCTGCCAGTCCCGCCGGGTCCGCGCCATGGTCAGCGCCGCGTCAATGCGCGGTGCTGGAGCCAGCCGCCGATGTATCCCACGATCAGCATGGTCGAGCAGCCGAGGATGTAGGCAACCATGGCTCAGGCTGCTCCCGTCATCAGGGCATGCGGTCGCGAGCACATTAAATCACGGGGTCTTCGCTAATTCACAGCTGGAACACGCCACCCGCGCGTGTCATGTTGTCCGTGCATGGTGTTTCCGGTAGCGGCTGCGGCAGCATGGCCAGCTGGGTGACGGCCTGATGGTAGGGCAGGTACGGCTTGCCGGCGGCATGGCGGATATTGTTGCCGATGCTGACGAGCTCGAGGTTGGCGCGGCGGTTGTCCCAGCGCAGCCGGTTGCGGTGGTTGACTTGCATGGCTGGCGGGATCTCGCCTTCGGCTGCTATCCAGATGACGCGGTGTGCCTGGACGCGCTGAGGGCCGACCTGGACGTAGCCGTAGATTTTCGGGCTCATCCGCTCGGCGCGGCTGCCATCGGGGCAGTACAGTTCGCCGGTTTCGGTGTCGGCGCGGATGAGCTGGCGGTCTAGGAGGGCTGAGGCTATCCAGTCGTTGTCGGTGAACTGTTTGGCTGTGCGTGCGGCTTCCTGCGCATGGGCCTGGCGGATGGTGGCGGCGTCGTAGAGGCTCCATGGGTGGCCGACGCTGTCTCTGCGGCGGCGGCCGGCGGGGGGGATGGCGGCGATGGTGATGAGCGTGCCGATCTGGCGTTCGGTCATGGGCGGGTCGACCATGACGGCGGCTTCGCTGCGGGTGACGTCCATGGTTTATTCTTGCAGGTCGCGTCCGGTAATTTGGGTAATTCGGTTGTGGGGGATGAGTGCGGCGTGCAGTTCCATGAGGGCTTTTGATGAGTAGGTGAGCGCGGGGTTGCCTGGTTTGCCTGTGCGCCGCTGGCCGTCGGGTTGCCAGCCGAGGGCTGTGATGATGGCGCGGAGCTGCCGTTCGGTGACGGGCGGGTCGAGGATGGCGGCGGCTTCGGCGAGGGTGAGGGTGACCGCCTGGACCATGGCATCCATGGTGCCCGATCATGCGGTTTCCCATAGCAGGCCCTGCTCATTGGCGTCCCGGACCCAGCCGAGCGCTTCGGGCAGGCGGAGATCCGGGCCGTAGCGGATGAATGTCCCGTCGGCGCTGTCGCAGCCGATCGCGCGGCGCGGGTCTGCGCATGGTGCGGTCCGTCGTAGGCGAGGTGGCAGCGCTGGCACATGGCTTTCAGGTTGGCCTCGTCGCAGTTTTCCGGGGTGTGGTCGAGGTGGGCGACGGTGAGCACGACCATGGATCCGGTGTAGGGGCTGCGCTGGCCGTGGCGTGCCTCGCAGAGGGGCGGATGGGTGGTGCCGCATTCGCCGGCGCATTCGCAGCGGCCGCCTGCGCGGGTGAAGCGGATATGCCTGCTGATGGCTGGCCAGTCGGCTGGGTAGCGGGCCCGGTTCTCGGCGCGGATCGGGCTCATGGCGCGGGCTCAGCCATGGTGACGGTCGGGTGCCCGGCGCTGGTGTGCTTTTCGGCGGCCTTGTCGGCGTCGGCCATGGTGGCGGGTCCGGTTGCCCAGTCGCAGTGCAGGCAGCGGGCAGTGGCAGTGAGCATGGTCACAGCAGCATCCCTTGTTCTGTTCCCGGCAGTTCCGCCGCCACACGGCCTGGCATGCAGCCAGTGCACAGCAGGTCGCCGTCCCGGCCGTCAACTGGCATCCACAGTTCGCTCTCCAGCAGCGGCAGGCCGCACCGGGTGTACCCGTCAATCCGCTCCGGGCCAGAGAACAGGTCAGCTTCCCGGCCCGGGTCGATGCGGTGAAGGGTTGTCAGGACGTAGCGGGCTGGGGCGATATAGGCGGTGGTCATGTGACGAGGCCGTCGTTCCAGCGGATGACGGGTTCCGACGTGAGGTGGCTGATGTCGAGGCGGCCGGCGGGGTGGTGTCCGTCGTGGTCGCGGCAGGCGCCGTACCGCAGGCAGGTGACGTCGCCGGACCGGGGGCGGACGCGGAGCATGGCGTGGCCGCAGTAGGGGCAGGGCGCGTGGATGCGGCGCCATGGCTCGGCGGTGTCGATGGCGGGCAGCTCGCAGATGGCGCGGGACCACCGTTCGAGGATAGCGGCGGCCTGCGCGGCTGCCTGGGTGGTGACGGCGGCGCCGAGGTTCTGGATGGCGGCGATGGCATGGTAGGTGTTGGCGTCGGATCCGCCGCGGCGAGAGCCGGGGTGACCGTTGACAGCCATGCGCAACGATGCTTCAAGGCGGCGCAAGCCTTCGTGCGCGTCCATGGCGGCAGCGGCGGCCGCAGGGTTCCACGGCGGCCGGGACGACGGCTGCATGGCGGCGCTGGCGGCGCCGTCGGCGTCGGGTTCGGCGGTGAGCGCCTGGGCTTCGGGGAGGGCGGCAGTGATGGTCGCGCAGGCGTCGTCGAGCTGGGTCACGAGACCTCCAGGTCACCGAACAGCGTGATCCGGCTGGGCTTGCTCGCTAGGCGGCGGGTCGCGTCAGCGACGGCGGCCTCGAGATTGTCGGCAATGCGCCGCAGGTGCTGCGGATCGTCAAGCGCTAGGCCGATCAGGGTGTTGCAGTCATTGCAAGCGATGCCGCGCCGACAGTAACGGCAAGACTTTGCCTGCGGGCAGCAGCGGTGATCATGGTCGACGTGCGCCTTGCGCGGATTTGTCCGATCGAGCGGCCTGCCGCATAGGTAGCACTTGCCCTGTTGCGCCTCCCACATGACCGCGAACTCGGCGAAGATATCCGGCCCGTGCCGTCGTACGCTTTCGCGATCGCGCAGTACCGCGCGGTTATTCTTGCGGTACCGGGCGTTGCGCTCGATGTAGCCGCTCACCGCCAGCTGGCCCAGGGGTGCAGGATCCTCCACAGGAGCGGCTGATGGCTGCGGTGGCTGCGATTACGGCCGCAGACGCAATAGGCGAATGAATCGAGGCGCTGCCGGTAAGGATGAGGACGGTACAGCGCGGTAATCACAGGAATGTCCTTCCCGAAGCAATCACGGACTTTATGTGCTCGCGTTCAGGGCGCCGGTCAGGAATGGCGGGCCCGGAATGCGAGCCGCAGTCGCCATGGTCCCAGTCGTAGACGGTGACGTGGCAGTGCGGGCACTTGCGGTGCTGTTTCAGCTGCTGGCGGGCCAGCGGGTGGCATTCCTGGCAGCGGCTGACGGTGCTGCCATGGTCAATGAGGCGGGTCCACTCGTCGCAGAATCCGCACCACGGCGGTTTCCCGTCGCTGGCAATGGCGGCGTAGGGGCATTCGCTCTCGAAATGGCCTTTGCTACCGCAGCGATGGCAATTCATGTCGGCTTTGCGCATTTCGCTTTCCCCCTAACAGTTACCGTCAGACCGGGACATTTACCATTCCAGTTCACTCGCAGTTGCTTGCACCTGTCCTGCCGTAAGGCACGGGTTTGTACTTGCCTCTGCCTCTGCTTGCGTTTTGCTTCGCGTTTGCTTGAGCAAGTGCTAAGCAAACGGCCAGGCACTTGCTCAAGCACTTGCTTGCGGTTTGCTTCGTACCTGCCCTCCCTTGCGCCCGGCGGCGGCGCGCCTGGCGGACAGCTCGTCGATCTCGGCGCGGGACCGCTGGTGACCCTGCGGTCCGGTGAAGTCATGCATCACGTAGCCGTCGTTCACCCGCTCGGCGAAGCCGTGCTTGCATCCGGGCGGGACGCGGAGCAGCTGGTCGCGTGCGGCCCTGGTCCCGAACGTCTTCCACTTGGCGTCGCGGACGAACCCGTCGGTGCGGTTCAGCCCGCACCAGCACCACAGCTCGACGAGCGTCCTGAACGCCTTGTCGGACAGCCCGTCGAGCTTGGGGTGCTCGGGCAGCAGCACGTCGATGCGGATGTACTCCCAGTTGGGGCGTGCCACTCAAGTTGTCCTGTCTCCTTAGTAGGCGGATGGGGTCAGCCGCGGCGCTTGTAGCCGCCGGTCTCGAAGATCCACAGGTAGGAGTGGACCTTGCGGGCGTGGATCTGCCGTGCCCACCGTCCCGTGGTGACCGATGACGGGGCGGGCTGCGGTGCGGGGGGAAAGGCCGCACCGCAGCCCGGGTCAGTCGCGCCCGGTCAGTGCAGGTTGGCCAGGCACAGCGGGTGGGGCTTGTGCAGGAGCGGGTTGAGCCACAGGTACTAGCCGGGGCACTGCGGGACGTGAACCGGTGCCGCTGAGGCCGCGCCGGAGAATCCGGCAACCGCAGCGGCGGCGGCGATGAGGACGGCGGGGATGAGTTTCTTCATGGTTTCCCTTTCTTTCCTGGTCAGGGCAGGTATCCGGCGCGCCTGCATTCGGCGCTGATGAGGTCGAGCAGCCTGCGGAACAGCTCGTCGAGCGTGCTGAGGTCGTGCGGTGACGGGCGGAGCCGCTCGGATTCAAGGCGCTGGACGTCATCCACTGCGCGCCTCGTCCCGGGCTGCCGCGTGCGCTATGGCCCGCCAGGTCGCGGTGACAAGGTGGCCGGCGAGCTCGTCAGCCTGGTCCACGGTGAGGCGGGCGCGGACGCCGGGCAGCGCGAGCGTCACCGCGCCGCGGCCGGCGCCCACTGCGAACACGGAGCCGCCGGCGCCGGCGCGGCCGGTCTCGCGGACGTCCGGGTCACCCATTGCCCGGCTCCTGCCGGGGGAGGAGCCGGCGCCAGCCGGGGTGCCAGTGGCCGAAGACGACGGGGTCGCTGAGGCAGCCGCAGGGCCGCTGGCAGGACCTGTCGTCGCCGGCGTAGCTGAAGGCGCCGAGCGGGGTCATCATGTTAGGTGGCATCCGGGGCGCCTTCCGCGATGACGGCGAGCAGCGCGGCCTGGTCCTTGCATCCATTCAGGGCCTTGAGGATGTCCCGGAGCTCGGTGTCGTCGAAATCGCTGGTGGACTCGATGCCGCTGGTGCGGGCGATCGGGTTGAGGATGGCCATGCGCTCGGCGCGGGTGTCCTCGCTGATCTCGAAGCCGATGGCGTGCATCCTGCCCTGGACGGCGCCGACGAGCCGCCGGTGCTGCCGGACGGGATCGTCTGTCTCGTCCGCGGCGTCGTGCGCGGCCTGGGCGAGGTCTTCGACGTCGACGGGCGTGGCGGCCTGGAGGAGCTGGACGCGCTGCTTGATGCGGTTCTGGATATGGTCGGCCTGCCGCCTGGTGCATGAGCCGTCCTGGTGGGCCTGTCCGGCTTCGACGTATAGGGTCCTCCCGGCCTCGATATCGGTAAAGCTGAGGGCGTTCTCAAGCGCCTGCTCATACCAGGTGGGCCCGTCATCCTGCGCCGCGGGCGCGGGGTTGTCGTCTTCTTCCCTGTCCTGGCTGAACAGGCCGCCGGCGGCGGTGGCGTCGATGACGGCGCCGACGATGGCCCGTTTCTGGGCGCGTTTCATGAGGGTGTTCCAGGGTGCCCGGTATTCGGGGAGGTCCTGCCAGTAGGTCGGCCGGGGCGCGCGGCGTTTCTTGTCGGCCCAGAAGCGTTCCTTATCCTCCGCTTTGCGCTGGACTTCTTCGGCGGACTGGTAGAACTTGGACTCGTCGTAGTCGGCGGTGCCTTCGCAGGTGGCCAGGATGAGGTGAGCGCCGTCGTGGAGCCGCCGGGTAACGGTGGCCCGGTAGGTGATGCCGTGCTTGCGTCCCTGGTCGTCGCGTTCAGTGCCGGTGCATTCGGTGGTGCAGCTGAGCCCGAACCACTGGAGGAGCTTCTGGGCGCCGGGCCGGAACAGCACCTTGTCGCCGCCGGTGCCGGGGATGATGCCGTAGTCGGTGCCTTCGCGGAGGACGGCGCGGGTGCAGGCGCGTACCTGCTCGTCGAGGGCCCGCGCGGCGCCGGGCGTCATGACGAGACCGGGGCTGTACCCGTCGGGCTGGCCGCCGTCGTAGGGGGTGATGTCGGTCATCATCGGGCTGGTCCTTCGTCTGGCGCGGCGGGGATGTCGGGGGGCGGGGATAGGCTGTCGAGTTCGGCCCAGTCGCCGTCGGTCCACCGGTTGGGGAGCCGGGGGCCGGGTGTCTCGTGCACGTCGAGGATGCGGAACCCGTGCTCGTCTTCTACGGCGAGCGGGGCGGTGACGGCTTCCCATAGCAGCCAGGCGATGGCCGCGGCGCCGCCCAGGGCGAGGACGGCGAGCCATCCGGCCAGGTACCAGATGACGGCGGCGAGCCAGGCGGCGGGCAGGATGACGGCCAGGACGCGGCGGATCACTTTGTCACTTCCAGGTAGTCGCGGGCCATCTGGTCGAGGAGCTGGTCTCTGGTCATGCCCCAGGTGCCGACGGCGTGGGGGATGGGCCCGGTGCCGGCTGGCGGCGGGTCCGGCGGCAGCATGGGCAGCAGCCCGGCCGCCGGGAACGGGTCGTCGTGGTGGAGGGCGGCGAGCCACGCCGCGCCGTCGGGGTCGGCGGTGTCGGCCGGGTCGGGGAACGGCTGCCGCTCGGGGAGCTGGGCCAGGTGGTAGCAGCCCCAGATGGCGGCGATGATGAGGATGGCGGCCATGGCGACGGCCTGCGCGGCGTTCACGCGAGGTCCGCGGCGACGACGAACCGGGCGCGGGCGGCCTGGATGGCGGACTCCAGGTCATCGAGCCATTCGAGGGAGGCAGTCTCGAGGGTGATCATGCCGCCGGCGGCGTTGACGCCGAGGATGATGGCGGCGGTGCCGGGCTCGGCGCTGTCCGGCAGCCGCGGGGTCTTGCAGAGCGCGGCGGCCGACCTGGTGCCGTACCGGATCCGCGCCGACGCTTCCGGCGCGAACCGCTGAGGCGCTGTCCTGGGGCGCCGCCGGGCGAGGAACGCGTGCACGGCGGCCGCGCGGAACCGGTAGTGGCCGCCGGGGGTGCTGAGCGAGGGGATGGCGCCCTCCCTGGCCCAGCGGACGACGGTCTTCCGGTCGACGCGGGCCATGAGGGCGACTTCGCCCGGGGTGAGCATGACGGGGGTGTTATCATCGGGCATTACTGGTACTCCTTGCAGGGTTGCCGGTTCTGGCGGGTACGGCGGCGGTTCCCGGTGTCGCAGCGGGGGCCGCCGCCGTCGTCACGGGGGCGCGGAACAGCAGGCGCAGCTCGGCGGCCTGGGCGGGGGTCAGGGGCGGCGCGGTGGCGAGGCAGGCCGCGACCCAGTCATCGCAGGTCACGATGCGGCCTTGACAGTCTGGCGGCGCAGGTAGTCGTCGACTGCTTCTTCGCTGATCCGGTAGTGGCTGTTACGCGCTGACCCGGACTTATGCGCCCGCAGGTCCCCCGACTTGATGATCTTGCGGAGGGTTTCCCGCGACACGCCGATGCGCTTGCGGGCCTCCGCTGCCGACAGGTACACGGGTTTCCTCCGGGTCTTGCGTCGTGTTTCCGTGACAGGCAACAGTAGGCAAGTTAGAGTACTCCGTCAAGGCATACAAGGAAACTCGCCGGCGGGAGACGCAACTTGACGGAAATAGCCAGCGTAACCGGCAGCAGCGAACTAGTTCCCGGCGATCTCGGGCCCGGGCTCGTGCCCACCGGCTTTGCGGAACGGGTCCTGGAAGCCGCCTGCAGCATCGATGACCCCGCGACACTGTGGGACGCGGCGACGACCCTCGCAGGGCTGGCGCAGAAGTGGAACGGGCACGGCCGGGAGAAGAACGAGATCAAGGCCGGGCAGATGTTCTGCGAGATCATGCTCGGCCAGGCGCTCGGGCCGCCGACCGGGCACAGCCCGGGCCGGCTCGGCTACCCGCTGAATCATCCGCATGCGGATGATTCACAGAGTGGCCTTCCGCTACAGCGCGTGGCAGAGTTCCGGCGTTATTATGGCCACCGGGACCAGCTGCTCGAACTGGTGCGGGAGGGCAAGCGCTCGCGCCGGGCGCTGCTGCTGGCAGTGGACCAGGCCGGTGCCGCCGGGCGGCCGGAACCCCGGGCGCAGGACCTGGAGATCCGCCGCGGCGATTTCCGCGATGTCCTGGGAGATATCGAGCCGGAGTCAGTGGCGCTGGTGCTCACCGATCCGCCTTACCCGGCCGAATATCTGCCGCTGTGGAATGATCTGGGCCTGTTCGGTTCCAAGGCCCTGGCTGAGGGCGGCTCGCTGATCTCGTACTGCGGTCAGGCGATCCTGCCGGATGCAGTGGTTTCGCTGCGGCAGCATCTGCGTTACTGGTGGACGATCGCGCTTGTCCACGGGCAGTCGCAGATGCTGCCGGGCAAGTTTGTGTCGGTCGGGTGGAAGCCGCTGCTGTGGTTTGTCCGCGGCCATCGCGGCACTTCGGCGATGCTGGCGGATCATGTCAGCGGTGGCCAGCCGCGCAAGACGCTCCCGACCGGCGATGACGGTTCGTGGGCGCAGGCGGTCGAGCCGCTCGAGCCGATCATCTCGGCCCTGACGAATCCGGGTGACCTGATCGTCGACCCGTTCGCCGGGTCAGGTACGACAGGCATCGCCGCCACTAGATTCGGCCGCCGGTGGATCGGGGCTGATCTGCGATGACCGGCTGCGGTCGTATGTTCTGCCCTCATTGTGACGAAGAGATGATCCACCGCGATCACCGCAAGGGTTATGAGAGCGCCAGCGCGCTCGGGCAGATCATCTGGCGTGAGGGCCCGGGGCGCTTGTCGGTCACTGACCTGGATCTCGCGTCGCGGAAGGGACTGCCTAGCGGGCAGCAGCTGCTGCGCTTGCTCGAGCAGAAGCAGCCTGGTCACAAGTTCGGGATCTCGCAGGAGCGGACACTGAAACTGCTCGATTCGCTGATCCTCCATGCCATCGCATGCCCGGAGGCTGCCAGCCTGCAGCTTGATCCGCGGTCGGGCGTCTACGTGCTGCGCGGTGAAGTGGCGGCCGCGCAGGAGTGGCCACGGCAGACGATGCTATGCGGCGTCCAGGAAGTTGAACGGCTCACCACTGGCGGCCAGTTCAAGATCGAGACGCATGAGCAGCTTTTCGAGTTCCTCGACCCGGAAGAGTGGCACATCCGCCGGCGGCCTGCTTACACCGACCGGCAGCTCCCGGAGATTTACGAGCCGCCCGGCTCCTGAGATCCTGCTTCCAATCCGGGCACAATTACCCTCTTGCTTCCCGGTGTTGCCTTGCGTTGCCTAGAAACGGACATCATACTGGGCGGCATGGCAACCGACCCCGCTACCGGCACGGCCATCAAGCGTGCCCGCGAGCGCCGGCGCTGGACTCAGCAGCAGCTCGCCGCCGCGCTCGGCGTGAACGTCAAGACCGTCGACAACTGGGAGAACGGGCGCAGCCGCCCCCGTAACTCGATCGGGGCGATCGAGGACGTCCTGGGCATCAGCCTGGGCGGCGAACCCGGTGAGGAACTGACCCCGGCAGAGTGGGAGGCCGGCGTCCTGGCGGACGAGGGCCTCCCGATGGAATCGCGGATTCAGCTCATTGAGGATGCGCGGCGTGCACGGCGTGCTTACCGCGATGCCCGTTCACGGCGGAGAGCTGAGGAGGAACGGCAGGCAGCGGCCCGGTCTCGAACCGGGTGAGCGGCCGGTTCAGGATCGCCCGGGTGAGGGCCTCGCTGGCTCTCGCTGCCCTGGTGACGATGCCCTGTATGAGGGCGGCGAGGGTGAGCGCGGCCGCGGCGGCCAGGCAGGCAGCCCAGATGTGCTCGTGCAGGTTGAGCGTGTCGGCGGTGATCGTGGCTGCCCATGCGGCGGCGGCAGCGGCGGTGATTCCCCAGGTTTTCCAGGCGTGCAGGCGTGTCATTCCCGCTTCCCTCCCAATGTCCAGGCTCCGGTGGTGCACATGCAAACAGCGGGATACAGGAGCGTTACTCTCGCGTAAACCCGGGGGGCTGTCAAGGGGGATGAGCAGGTACATTCCGTGCCTGTTCCCGGTGCCCGGGGGGTTGCCTGGTGCCGCCGTCATTCCTAATCGCCGGTGCCGCCGCCGGCGTTACGCGGGCAGGCACGTCCCTGGCGGGAAGGTTAGCTTGTTCTCACCCGAATCCCTTGACTGTAGCGAACACAGCATGCACTATTAGCTACATGACGGTGTACCGGGACACAGCAGAAGCCGAGCAGGCACTCACCGCCTGGGCCGCCGCCTACGCCAGGCGCGATGAGATCATCCGCGCCGCCCTCGCCGCAGGCGTCACCAAGCACCGCGTGCACGTCCTGACCGGCATCGCCCGGACCACCGTCGACCGCATCGCCGCCGGCCAGCCCTGCGATGAGGACGCGCCGACATGAGAGCGCCGCCCCGCGGTGAGTGACCGCCGCGGGGGGCTCGATCCGAACCTGACCAGCAGGAAGGGACCGTGATGGCAACCATAGGGCACGACTCTACGGCCGGGCTGGAGGAGCTGGCCGGCCTGATCAATTTCCGCGTGGGTGCCTGGCAGGACTTCGGTTATGCGGAGCCGCCCGCTCCAGGCTGCGCGGCGATCCCGCCGCTGGGAGAGCGCAGCGCCCAGGCGATCAGGGCCGGCCATGAGGCGGTCGAGGACATTGACCGGCTGATTGCCCGGCTTCATCAGGTCCGCGCCCAGCTGGTCAGCGAGCTTCGCCAGGACGAGGACATACGCGCCGCCCGCGTGGACGCGATGCTGGCCGAGCGGGCGGGCGGCGCGCCGTGACCGCCCCGGTGCAGGTGCTGCTGGCCGTGCTGGCTGTGGTGGCGTCGGCGCGGGCGCACCTGACGGCGGTGGTGGGGCATACGCCGGTGACGGTGCCGGTGCTGCTGCTGGTTGCTGTGGTGGTGGTGCTGGCCCTGGCGGTGGCAGTGTTGCTGGCGGTGCGGTTGCTGGTGCGTGAGGGGCTGCGGCTCCGGCCGGGGACGGCAGGACTGTGACCGCCCGGCGCCACGTGCTGCGCTTCACCGTGGAGGCAGCGCACTGGGATACCGTCGAGCGCTACGCCGCGAACAAGATCCGCACCTACACGCGCGAGAATAAGTACGGCGCGGATCCGCCGACCGATGATGAGGTGCTGCGCGAGGCGGTGTTCACGGCTACGCCGATTGACAAGAGCGCCACCAAGTGGCGCGTTGAAGTCGAGGTGACCGTGTGACGGCGCGGGTGGCGTCGGGGGCGGTGCTGTTCGTCGCGCTGATCGCGGCGGTGGTGTCGTTCGTGCACATCGAGCACCTGGCGGCGGTGCACGGGCAGACGACGCTGACGGCGTGGCTGCTGCCGTTGTCGATTGACGGGACGGTGGTGGCGGCGTCGATGGTGATGCTGCGGGCGGCCCGGGCCCGGCTGGCGACGCCGTGGCTGGCGCGGTTCATGCTGGGCCTGGCGGTGGTGGCGACCCTGGCGGCGAACATCGCGTACGGCCTGCCGTACGGCCTGCCGGGCGCGCTGATCTCAGGCTGGCCGGCGGTGGCGTTCATCGGCTG